ATTCAGCCTAATGGCGATACCATCACAAAGACCATACAGGTTCAAGGGGTGGCTCATGACATTCAGCCGAATAAGTGGTTCACAACATTCACCACGATGGAGCCAATAACTGACGGATTCATCATTGGTAACACAGAATACGGTATCCTAGGCGTATCTCGTCTAGCATGGTAAAGGAGCAATAAATGGCAACAGGATTTCCAGCAGCAACAGGCGATGTCCTATCAGCGGCTATGTTTAATGGCTTGGTGGCCTTTACTCTCAATAGCCAATCAGGTGCGACATACACATTAGCTGCTACTGATCAATATCAGGTATTAGTACTTACGACTAATGCATCAACAAAGACAGTAAGTATTCCAACGGATGCGACCTACAATTTTCCAGTAGGTACAGCAGTGACTATCCTCAACACAGGTGCAGGATTATTGACTATCAATGCAGTTACTTCTGGCACAACAACAATCACAAGTGCTGGAGCAACACCTGCCGCGCCTACTGTTGGACAGTACAAAGCAGGTGTAGCAATTAAAACTGCTGCAAATGCTTGGACAGTTATTGGTGGCGTTGCATAATGATTGGTGCAATTACTGCTGGTGCTGCAACTTTTAATCCACCACCATCTGCTTTTTATTTAGTAGTCGCTGGTGGTGGTGCGGGCGGCGGCTACGCTGGTGGCGGTGGAGCAGGTGGTCTTGTCACTAACTTTGGTGGCACTATTTTAGATTTAACTGCTGGCACAAATTACACATGTACTGTCGGAGCAGGTGGCGCAGGTGTAACTGCTAACTCTGCTACTCGTGGAAATAATGGCAATAACTCTGTCTTTTCTACCATTACAGCTGGATGGGGGGGCGGTGGCGGATCCGATTCAAATAGTGGTCTAAACGGAAACGCAACAAACGGCTCCGGCGGTGGCGGCGGATACGCTAGTGGTAAGGGAACAGGCGATGGCACAGGCGGCAATGGTGGAGATGGTAACGGAGTAGGTGGTTTTACTATTCCTTATTACACATCCGGCGGTGGCGGTGGAGACACAGGAAACGGATCTAACGGAGATGCCCAAAATGGCGGCAATGGTGGAGCAGGAACAGCAGTAGCCATTACTGGATCATCTGTCAGTTATTCTGGCGGCGGTGGTGGTGGTAACGGTAACGGTGCAAGCGGTAACGGTGGCACAGGTGGAGTCGGTGGCGGCGGTAACGGTAACAAATGGAATTCCGGTGGTACTACTAGTGGAACAGCCAACACAGGCGGTGGTGGTGGCGGTAACTCACAAAGCGGCACATCGGGTAATGGTGGAAGTGGAATTGTAATTTTGCGTTACCTTGCTGGATTTAACATAACTGTCGGTGCAGGGTTAACATCATCTACTACAACAGATGGAGCTTTCAAGGTCACATCAATTACAGCTGGTACAGGAAATGTGAGTTTCTCATAATGGCACATTACGCATTTTTGGATGACAACAATATTGTCACAGAAGTTATTGTTGGAATTGACGAGACTGAGTTAATTGAAGGACTAGATCCTGAAACTTGGTACGGCAATTTTAGAGGACAAGTCTGCAAGCGCACTTCCTACAACGGCAACTATCGCAAGAATTATGCTGGCGTAGGTTATACATACGATGCAGATCGTGATGCTTTTATTGCTCCAGAGCCAGACAACGCAACAGGCTTTGATGACCAAACTTGCCAATGGATAGTGCCTCCTCATGAATTACCGACTATCTAAAGCTGCGATCCAGTTACGAGAGCAGATCGATGACTCGTTCCCAGATCGTGACCGCGCATCGGATGGTTGGATCGGTGATAGAAGACACGCTCATCGCGTATCGGATCATAACCCAGATGTTAATGGTTGGGTTCGTGCCATCGATGTCGATCGTGACCTATTTAAGGGATCGAAACCAGACATCATGCCAGATCTTGCAGATCAGCTTCGTGCCGCTTGCAAGTCTAAATCAGAGAAGCGTATTAGTTACATCATTTTTGATGGACGGATTTGCTCCAAAGTCCTTAACTGGAAATGGAGAAAATACACAGGGGCTAACAAACACACGAAGCACGCACATTTCAGCTTTAAAAAAGAAGCTGACAATGATGGGGCTTTTTTTCAAGTATCTATGTTAGGCGGAGACTAATGATAAAGATCAATGACAAGCAAAAGAAGGCATTGAAGGATTACGGCTTAGCCGTTTTAGCCTCAGCCGTTACCATGGGAGTAGCCCTACTTACAGACATGGCTCCACAGTATGCAATCGTTATAGGTGCACTAGCTGCGCCTGCGACAAAGTGGGCAAGCAAGAACTCTAAAGATTATGGCGTTGGAGCATGACACAAACAGACTTCTTCACATTCTACATAGCAAGCCTAGGCGTGTTTGGTGGTCTTGCAGGCTATGTCATTACACATCTGCTCAATGAGATCAAAAGACTCAACACGCGAGTCGATGAGATCTATAACATATTACTTGACAGGTAACATTGTGCCATGGCAAGAAAAGCAACTAAGGCGTTAGAGGAACAAGGTTACTCAAAACTTGATGCTTATTGCATTGGGCTTTATGAGTATTTCTGTTCGTTAAAGCGAGCAGGTTTCGCAGAGGACATTGCCATGTTCATGATCACAGAGCCACAAGCCTATCCTCATTGGATTCTGCCTGATCCCATTGACCCTGAGAAGTTTGGGGATTACGAAGATGAGGACGATGACTACTAAGAAGCGATACTTAGTGATCTCGGATCTACAGATCCCCTATCACCATGAGCAAGCTGTTAGAAATCTAATCAAGTTAGTAAAGCGAGAAAAGTTTGATCTAGTCTTAAATACCGGTGATGAGCTTGATATGCAATCTCAAAGTCGTTGGGCACAGGGCACTAAATTAGAATGGGAAGGAACGCTCGATGCTGACAGAAGCCTTGCTCAGAATATTCTCTATGAACTCGGCACAACAGATGTCACTCGCAGCAATCACACAGACAGGCTCTACCATACGCTACTACGAGCACCTAGCCTCATTGGATTGCCAGAGCTTGAATACGCCAAGTTTATGGACTTCGCAGGACTCGGCATCCGATTCCACAAGAAGCCCTTTGAGTTTCATAAAGGATGGGTCTTAGTCCACGGAGACGAAGGCTCAATGAATTCTAACGCAGGACTTACAGCTTTAGGTTTGGCTAAGAAGTTTGGTAAGTCTGTGGTATGTGGACACACTCACAGGGCTGGCATTAGTGCCTTTACAGAGGGCATAGGAGCCTCATACAGGACTTTGTGGGGCTTAGAGGCAGGAAATGTCATGGACAAGAAGAAAGCCTCTTATTTGAAGGCTGGGAGTGCTAATTGGCAGATGTCTGTGGCAGTCATTGAGACACACGGAGATCGAGTAAGCCCATTTCTAGTGCCTATTAACAAGGATGGATCGTTTACTCTTTACGGCAAGTTGTACGCCTAGATCGTTATCGTTTCGTTATCTAAATGTCCGTGACTTTGTCGGACGGTCGTGAGACTCTAATTTAGTAGCCAGTCAAGGGCATTGGCACAGATAGGTACAGAAATGACAAATACAGACAAGCTGCTTCTTATCTGCATTATTGGCATGATTATAGGTTTTATTATAGTCATCATAGATGTGCAGAAAACGGCATATAAAAAGGGCGTACGCGATGGCTATCACCGAGGTCGCAGTATCAAGGGGCAGGAATGAGAGCTAATGAAATCCTGCTCACAGCCACAGACACGATCCGCGACCGTGGCCTTTCATACGGTCATCCTGCGGATAACCTGCAACACACCGCAATGCTCATTAGCGCATACTTACAGACACCAATACACGACTATCAGGTGGCAGGGATCATGGTCTTGGTTAAACTTGCACGGACTAATCAGTCAGCACAACACATCGACAACTGGGTCGATCTATGCAGCTACGGCGCACTTGCCGGGCAACTAGCCACAGAGGAAAACGATCTTTATGTTTAATTTAGCCGATTACGAAACAGTAGAGGTGAGACTTGAAAAGTTTATTAAGGACTATCCATCATTCCGTATTGCAACAGAGCTTGAAGTGGTCGAGGCAACTCGATACATTGTTAAGGCGTATCTATTTAAGGATGCTAGCGATAGCGTTGCGTGGGCAACAGGGTACGCTGAGGAAACAGTGTCTAGTCGTGGTGTTAATCAGACTTCAGCATTGGAGAATTGCGAGACTTCAGCGATCGGCAGAGCACTTGCAAATGCAGGTTATGCGCCTAAAGGAAAGAGACCAAGTCGTGAAGAAATGACCAAGGTAGTAGCTGCTAAGCCAGTAAAGCCAGCATTTCAAGATGTTAAGCCAGATGATCAGGATTACTGGACGACACCAGTTAATGAATACAAAGGCGTAGTAGATGCACCGGTGACATTAGAGAAGGCTATGGAGAATGTAGCTGCGATCATGGGAACAGGTGAAGCAGTAGAAGCACCATCATGCGAGCATGGACACATGCAATGGCGCGAAGGTGAGAAGAATGGCAAGGCTTGGGGTGGCTATTTCTGCAACTCAGCAATCTCATCAGCTCATCGATGCCCGACCAAGTGGTACAACCTTGGATCGGATGGAAAGTTCCAACCACAGAAAGCGAGAGTTTAATGGGAAACATCGGAATCAAGATAAATGGTGAATGGGTTGATCTAATGTCAGCCTTTGTGCCATGTCAGTTATGCAATGAGCCAGTTCAGATTAAGAATTTGGTTGATTTATCTCAAGATGCTGTCAATGGCACAGTCTCATGGCAATGCTTGAAATGCAGCACAGTAAATGGCTAAGTTTAACTTTGATGAGATTTATAGATCTCCAGTAGATCGCCATGTATACAGCTTTAGCGGATATGGTGGAGTAGAGAATTGCTCGGACTGCGATTCGTTCGCTCAAGTCAATGAGTATGATCGCATTCATGATGGTGCTGTTCTATTTTTCTGCAAAAATTGTGAGAATAAGCATCACCTATGAGCCAGCATAGGAAACATAGAGGTTTCCGCACAGAGCGTGTTGTCGCACAGTACCTATCGACTGTCTGGCAAGGCGCATGTGTGGGAAGGGGTAGTGGCAAGGATATTGTTAATGTGCCATTCGATGTTGAAGTCAAAGCCCGCGCTGGATTTCAACCTAAGGCATATTTAGCACAGCTGAAAAGTCGCACAGCCATTTCGGGGGAATTAGGCTTTGGGGTTATCAGACTCAATGGTCAGGGTGAAGATGCGCGTGAGTATGCCGCGATCATTAGACTAGAGGATCTCTTGCCACTACTCATATTAAGATACGGTCACTTAGACAAAGAACCTACTGAGGCAGACATAGACCGATGCTCTGGATGTGGGTCATACATGATAAGGAAGTGCCTGACTTGCCAACCTACGATTACAAATGCACACGATGCAATCTTAGTCAAGAGATCAATCATGGATGGAACAATCGACCAATGATCTTATGTGCGTATTGTAATGAACCGATGGTTAAAGTTATATCAGCTGCACCGGCACACTTTAAAGGCAAAGGCTTCTACAGTACGGATAAATAGTTATCCACAGAAGTTATCCACAGGGTCTAACAAAGGAGTTAATCCAATGCGAAACGCCGTTCTGAGCAGGACTTTTATAAATGGATTTGACAAGGTGAGTATGCTAAGTAGGCAGAGCCCATCAAGGGCTCAACCCGCGCCGCTGAGGCGGATAGCGCGGGGGGTGCTACTAGCATTAGTGGGATCTCTATGCTTCTTATCTGAAGCAGGGGGATCTAAACCAGTGCAATATGTAAGCTACAAAGAATATGCATTAGTAGCATTAGGTTATAACTATAAAGAGTTTGGATGTTTAGACAAGCTCTATACAAAGGAAAGCAACTGGAGACCTTTAGCTCGTAATGGATCACACTATGGAATACCTCAAGGACGCAGCCTTTATCTATCTAGGGTAGATGGTTATAAGCAGATACAATGGGGATTGAAGTACATAGGGCATAGGTATGGTGAGCCATGCATAGCCTTAGATCATTGGAAGGCTAACGGATGGCATTAGAAGAAGATACTATCAAGTGCAATAGATGTGAGACTGATACACCAGAGTCAGAGCTTATACAGGTTCATGCATGGTGGTTATGTGGTAACTGTTACGATGAGATCTAATGGCTATTGATAAGTTAAACAGCAGGCGATACCGAGAGCAGCGCGAACGCGTGTTCATGCGTGATGGTAGAGCCTGTCAGTTGTGTGGTACAGATGAAGGTGAGATGCACATCGATCACATCATTCCACGCAAAGCCGGTGGTGATCATTCGCTGGATAATCTAAGAGTGTTGTGTAAGTCATGCAACCTGCGCAAGGGTGCGCTCAATGATGGGGTTTTTTTAGCACGAGCGGCTACCCCCCCTGTCTTTCTCGACTATATCTCCCCGATGCAGTCCGAACCGATGCTGGACAGTCCTTTTAAGACCCGACCCGATCCAAGTCAATGACAACTAAGCCCAAAAAGTCCAAAGCCCTGCGAGGGGCAACCAAACCACGGCTTCACAGTCCACTTCTCAAGGGCGAAAACAAGCTGCAAGATGTTAAAGATCTATGCGCAATCGTCAAGATGGATCTAATGCCGTGGCAAGAGTTCGTGCTAAAGGACATGCTTACTGTGGACAAGAAGGGCATGTGGATTCGTAAGACTAACCTGATTTTAGTCGCTCGGCAGAACGGTAAGACCCATTTAGCGCGTATGCTCATACTGGCACACTTGATTAAGTGGAACACCAATGTCCTTATCATGAGCTCTAACCGCTCTATGGCACTAGACACCTTCCGACAAGTAACTCACCTACTGGAGACCAATGACCACCTCAAAGGATTCGTTAAACAGATCAGACACGCTAACGGAACTGAGAGCATTGAAATGCTATCTGGAGCAAGGCTTGATGTCGTTGCAGCAACTAGAGATGGCAGTCGAGGCAGAAGTGTCAATGGATTGCTCTACATCGATGAAGTCCGAGAGATCACAGAAGATGGATTTAGAGCTGCTACTCCAACGACTAGAGCGCACCCAAATTCTCAGACATTACTCACAAGTAATGCTGGAGATGCGTTCTCAACTGTACTCAATGACTTACGAGAGCGCGCCATAGATTATCCGCCTAAGTCCTTTGGGTTTTACGAGTATTCTGCGCCACAATATTGTAAGATAACTGATCGTGCTGCATGGGCTCTGGCTAACCCCTCTCTGGGATACACCATCACAGAGGAAGCGATTGAAGAAGCGATTGCTACTTCACCGATTGAAAACACGCGTACTGAGACTCTTTGTCAATGGATTGACTCGTTAAGTAGCCCTTGGCCTCATGGAATATTAGAGGACACATCCGATAGCACACTAGAAATGAGCGCTGGGGCTTATACTGTATTCGGTTTCGATGTCAGTCCTTCACGCAGGAACGGATCATTGGTCGCAGGACAGCTACTCCCAGATGGGAGGATTGGCATCGGGATTCTGGAGACTTACAGCTCTCAGGTTGCCATCGATGAGTTAAAGATGGCGGCAAGTATAAAGGCATGGTGCGACATTTATAAGCCACGCTTAGTCTGCTATGACAAGTATGCGACTCAAACGATTGCAGATCGCCTAGCCAATGCTGGAGTAATTACCGAGGATGTCTCGGGTCAGCAATTTTACAAAGCCTGCGGAGATCTCTTAGAAGGCTTGGTCAATCATCGAGTCGTTCATAATGGCATGGCAGAACTGATCCAGCAGATGAATAACTGCGCAGCTAAGGTGAACGATTCCGCATGGCGCATCATTAAGCGAAAGAGTGCGGGAGATATTTCAGCCCCTATTGGGTTGGCTATGGTAGTTTCCAAGTTAATGATCCCTCAACCTAAGCCTCAAATTTATACTTAGACACGCCCTAGCACATTGTCTAATTGCTTGACAAATGCTACAATTTCTGTCTATGGGTAAACTACTGCAAGCATTTGGGCTAGAGTCTAAGCCACAATTACAAGCTCAAGCAGCACCTCAAGTGCTCGGTGAGTATTCACCTTATGCAATGCCTTTCCAGTATGCCTTTGTAGGCAGAACAGAGGCGGTCTCCGTACCTGCATTACTTAGATGCCGTAACCTTTTAGCGGGAACTATCGGAGCGATTCCTTTAGAGCTTTATAAGAAATCTACAAATGAAGAACTTGGCTCACCTGCATGGTTAGAGCAACCTTCATACTCGCAGCCACGATCAGTAACGATTGCATGGACTGTTGATTCATTATTGTTTTACGGGCAAGCCTTTTGGAAAGTCGTTGAGGTTTATCAGGAAGATGGTCGTCCTTCTCGCTTTGAGTGGATCGCTAACCATCGTGTTACTGCAACATTAGACAGTACTAACACTTTTGTTAGATCTTACGCAGTCGATGGCACAACATTACCAATGGACGGATTAGGATCTCTTGTTACTTTCCAGTCTCTTAGTGACGGCATTCTTAATGCTGGAGTTTCAACAATCCGCGCAGCTATTGATGTTCAGAAAGCGGCAGCGATTGCAGCATCGACTCCAATGGCAACTGGTTACATTAAAAACACCGGTGCTGATCTAGATCCTAAAGAAGTCCAGGGATTACTTGCTTCATGGAAGAATGCTCGCAACAATCGCAGCACTGCTTACTTGACATCTACTCTTGAATATAACCCAGTTTCATTTTCACCTAAAGACATGATGTATAACGAAGCCATACAGAATCTTGCGACTGAAATTGCTCGTTTGTGCAATGTGCCAGCGATTTATGTATCAGCAGACATGAACTCGAGTTATACATATCAAAATGTCAATGAGGAGAGGAAACAATTCCTCACGCTATCTTTACAGCCTTTCATAACGGCTATAGAAGATCGTCTTTCAATGGATGACATTACTGCTCGCGGTAATGTAGTCAAGTTTGATATTGATAAGAACTTCTTGCGTACTGATCCTATGCAAGAGCTTGCAGTAATTGAAAAACTATTAACACTTAATCTCATTACTCCAGAACAGGCAATGGAAATGACTGATCTAACACCTAACGGAAACAATGGTATGGAATGAATCAAGTAATCACCTTCTCAGCTGATCTCACAGCAGACTCAGCCAATCGCACAGTATCAGGCAAGATTGTGCCACTCAATGTTGAAGCAGGATCGACCAACATGGGCAAAGTTATCTTTGAGTCAGGATCAATCGCTATCGAAGATCCTAAGTCCATCAAGCTTTTAAGTCAGCATGACAATAAGAAACCTTTAGGTCGCATGGTCTCATTTAGCGAGTCAGAAAATTCTATCGATGCTGTATTTTCTGTAAGTCGCTCACAGCGCGGTACAGAAGCGTTAATCCTTGCAGAAGAAGGCTTGCAATCAGGTTTATCAATCGGGGCAGAAGTCCTAAAGTCAAAGATCAAGGATGGCGTGACATATGTATCCGCTGCTCGCTTGGTCGAAGTAAGTTTAGTAACCGAGCCAGCATTTAAGTCTGCTCAGGTTACTGATATTGCAGCAGAAGAATCTGCTGTAGAAGAAACAATCCAACCAACAGAAAGCGAGACAGCCACCGTGGAACAAACCACTCCAGCAGTCGAAGCAACACCAGTTGAAGCACCAGCGGTCGAAGCTGCTCGCCCAACTGTTTCAGCAGCATACTTCACAAAGCCACGCATTGAAGTAACAGCAGCTAAGTACGCAGAAAACACAATCCGCGCAGCACTGGGTGACGACAACGCTCGTCAATACCTACGCGCAGCAGATGACACAACAGATAACGCAGGACTTGTTCCAACACGCCAACTATCTGAAATCATCAACCCACTATCTACAACAATCCGTCCTTCAATCGATGCAATCTCTCGCGGGGTGCTTCCAGATGCAGGTATGACTTTTGAGATTCCAAAGATCACAGCAGTGCCAACTGTTGCGATTGAGCCAGAAGGCGATGCGTTCAGCGACACAGATCAGAACGCTTCTTTCCTATCTGTAACAGTACAGAAGTACGCAGGACAACAGACATTCTCTGTTGAATTGCTAGATCGTACATCTCCAGCATTCTTTGATGAGCTAGTGCGCAACATGGCAGCAGCTTACGCAAAGGCAACAAACGCAGCAGTAAACGCAGCGTTGATCTCAGGTGCATCACTAGATGCAACAACAGTAGCGGCATACCCAACAGCAGCAGAATTGCTAGGCATTGTTGCTCGCGGTTCAGCTTCTGTTTATGGCGCAACAGCAGGACTTCCAAATCCATTCGCTCGCAACATGGTCGTATCAACAGGACAGTGGTCAAACATCATGTCTCTAAACGATGCAGGCCGTCCAATCTACACAGCATCACAGCCAATGAACGCAGGCGGTCAAGTAGCGCCAACATCATTGACAGGTAATGTTGCAGGACTCAACCTATTCGTTGATCCTACAAACGCTGGCGATGGCGATGGAACAATCCTTATCGTAAACCCAGATGCATACACATGGTACGAGTCACCAACATACCGCTTGCGTGCAGAATCAACAGCTAACGGATCAGTAACAGTTGGTTACTACGGATTCGGTGCAATCGCTACTAAGGTTGCAGCTGGCG